ATGAATATTTCCCGTCAAGAACAACGTACACTTCACATTCTCGCTAAAGGTGGACGTATCACTTATATCCGCGATATCTCTGGTCGCGTTACTTCCGTTGAATGTTATTCCCGAGAGGGATATTTACTCAGCGATTGCACCCTCGACACTTTCGGTAAGTTGAAACGTAAAAAACTGATCAAATCAGTTAACAGTCAACCTTATCGTATCACTATGGCTGGGTTACGGGCAGTTCGCCCTCAGTTAGATAACCAATAGGCTAATATTGGTGCTTAAGCCGGTGACGGTGTGGGTAAAACGACACCGTCCCCTTTCAAATAATCAATCAGAGCGCTGTTTATTAGATCCATATCAGCGAACAGGTGTAGCGCGCGAAATCTTTTGATACCGGTTTGAATTTCTTTTGATACCGCGCCGCTAATGGCGTTTTTAAAACATTTGATACTAAAATGGCACTCAAAATAAGAAAACGAGAGAAAAGTCTCTCGTTTTAATTTGATTAAATATTAAGCATTACTCTGGTGTTGTAGGCCACTCGATATCAGGTACCAGTGACGTATCAATAGCATTAAGTGCATCAAGATAATCTAACCACCGATTAAATTTTCCTTTATCAGCATCATTAAGACGACCCAGTGCCAACTTAGACGGCCATTGATAAGCGTTAATGTGACTATTGGCTGCATCCATTAAGCTTTGTTTTTTAGCGTTAGCAATGACCTTTAGCTCTTCCGGTGTAGGTAGAGGAATATCACCCCATAAAGGCAATCCTGATTCATCCGCCATACGTACTTTCCCGTCTGGTGGGTGAGACATAAAAAACTCCGTATAAATAGCACCGGAAATTTCCATCGCATCATCCGGCCATGAACCCGCTTGCATGTATTCACCTTTCAGTGATTCAGGATATGCGCTGTTAGTTTTTGCGCTATAAAAAATCGTTTCCATCATTAATACCCCCAAACCAACCAGCTAGCTGAAATACCCGCAGACAGCGGCGCTGTCGTTGCTCCGGCTGCAATCACTTTCGCAACACCCCAGGCTTTCATACTTGACGTTGTTAAATCCGAATGCATAAAAAACGCACATGATGGCGAAACCTCAGTAATAGACTGAAAAACGACACCAACAACCGCATTAGGAAATTCAATCGGAAAAGTAACGTTAACGGATGAACCGCTACCGGCAATTGGAGAAGTACCGCCCCACTGAAGAATCAAGCCGCTGGGTAATTTTTGCCAGCCAACCCCTGCACCAATTCCTTTTTGCTGGCTCGACATATCCGGTATTTGTCCCGAGCCCGTCCCTACATCATACGTCGCCGCTGTTTTTAACCCCAAATTTTTACGGGAGTCGGCTTGAGCCCCGGCACCTGCGATAAAAATCTCATAGAGATTTCCCTGTCTGTGCAAAATCTCACCAATAAAAGCAACCTCGTCCAGCCCCAGATTTTTAACCGCTTCAGCACGGTCTGGAATATCTGACAGGTTCTGATTTTTATTGAGTTTGGCGATTAAAATCTGTGAAAGCTGGTTTAGTTGCGATTTATCCAGCTCAACACCGGAATCCTTCACCGCATTTATTAACTCAGCCTGAACAATATTAAACCACGCCGCTCCTGGGTAGCTTGGTGGGCTTTCAGTAAACCAACGTGGTGTTGAGCTGATGACCTCCCCGACAGGGGGCATCGTACCAACACCAGAATCATTATCAAGAAAATACATTTTTAATCCTCTGATATATAAACAAAATGAATATGAGCCGGCCGGTAACGTTCAAGCAGGCACTCCAAATCACCATAGTCGTAAACTTTAAGCCGGGTCGTGACGCCATCAAGTACGGTCATGTCATGCAGGAATGGCGCACCCACATAAACATAAGCCGTCCACCAGTTTGACTCCGGATAAAGTGGATACGTACAGGTGCGCAGGCAGTGATGCGGGTAATACTCACGAATTTTGATGTTGTAACCACGCTCTGCGGCCAGTTGTTCAAAAAACGCCGTACAGAGCGAGCCGGTCATTTTGAGCTTGGCCGCCAGCGCCAGGCGACGATTTTCGATAGTGGTATCGTTGCTTGTCGGGCAATCCGGCAGTCCGGCGAAGGCTTCCCAGTCTGGCAATAACATAAACGCGCTTTCTGCAAAGGACTCATCCAGCAACCGATCGCCGAGCCCGTCAATGCGTGCCAGCTCATCCCCCAAACCCAACATGAGCTTACCCAGTTGACTGTCCGGCGAACGTGTCCAGGCTCGCCCAATCGGCAACAATGCCAGTCCGGCCTGTTGATACTGTTCCGGGGTCATTGCCATGTAATATCACCTAACACGATCAGCTCATGCTCCCGGGCGTAAACATCCCCGGAGAGCGAGACAATTATCCCGTCCGTCACACCGTCAGCCGTGGCAACAGCGGCATTCATTTTCGACTGGTACGCCATGCCACCCGGCTCGGCATCAATCAGTAAATCCGTTAACGCAGCGGTAACGGCGGCCTGTGTTGCAGGGTTTTTAGGTGAAAGACGAATAACCGGGTTTAGGGGGAGCTTTTTCGGGCCTGAGACAATCAGTTCAACACAGGGTGGCTTGCCCTCCCACTGGTTGGTTAAGGGGTTAATGTGCGCGGTAATGTAATCATTAACGCGTTCAATATCCGCCCCTGTCGGGAAGATATCCGGCTGACCATCGAGCACAAACAAAACAGTAATGACGTTACGGCCAAAGGTTGAAAAGCACCATGCCCGGGTAACACCGGCACATTCCAGCGCCCAGCGAATATAATCATAGGTATTACCGCCGCTGGGTGGATACTGAACGCGAAGCAGCAGACGAGAACGCAGCGAATCAAAACTCTCAATCGCAGCACCGCCACTGATGGTACTTGATGCCACAATGGCCGCACTTTTTACGTTCACTACCGGAGAAAGCAACTCGACTTTAACGTCCGCAGCGGTATTCCCCGACGTTCCGGCATCTACCGCTTCAACGGGTACCTGAACGTTGCCGGCATCGGAGACCATCACGGCCGAGGCGGACGCAAAAATCACACCATCCTGACGCTGCCAGCGCGTACCGGCATCAATAACCGCCTCGCCAACGGTGTCAACATGGATAATGCCACTGGCGGCGGTGGGTTGCTTACGCCACACTCCCCAGAACTCACAATGACGCAGCAGGATATCGTCATCGGCAAGATGGGGAATGATGTTCCGGGCAATCCAGGACAGACGACCATACAGGCCGTAAGCGTTGGCCGCAGATGCGCCGGCAACCCCTTCAGTGGCAAGGTTTGACGTACCGGTGCGCGTCTCGATATCCGTGCGGGTTCGGGTCAGTAACTCGCTTAATGTCGGTGATATATATGGCATTTAAATCCCGTTTAAACTGGCTTTAAACGACATTGGCAGGGTTTCACCGTCGTTTAATAAAATGAGAATAGTGAGCAGCAGAACGCCGTTTTCCGGATTGGTGGCCGTTACGCGATAATCGCGAATAAGTCCGGCCTTTGGCATCCAGACCAGCGCTTCATCGGCGTAAGTCCGGGCCTTGGTGATGACGGTCTGTAACTGTTTTTCACGCGACAATAACCAGAGCCGGGAGCCCAGAGGCTCACCGCGCCAGGAGTCGCACCACCACCCGCGCCGGTCAGTCCCACCGTCCGGTAATTCATCCGAAGGCTGGGCCCGTCTGTCGGTAAACAGGGAGGCGATAACGTTGGTGGTGATGTTGTCACCCGTCAGACTGTCGAGCACGATATCGGCATCGTTCGTCTGCCAGACCAGAGATATCATTGTGCTTTCTCCGTTAGTGCGCCGTCATGCTCCCGGTGCCGGTGGTCCTTACCGCTGATACCATTACTGATATGGTCGGCCGCCTCACTGGTGCCGGTGGTGGTACTGTTTCCGAGTGTAGAGAAATTCCCTGTCGCCTGCGTTTCAGATGCATCACTTATGACCTCATCGGCAATGATTTCAAACCGCTTGCAGGTCAGACGGGCGACACCGTCTTCAGTCAGGGTAAAGTTATGGCCGTCCATATGGTAAAGCGCACTGTCACCGGGCTTGAGTGAGCCGAGGCGGGTGGCTTTATTATCAACGGCTATCGCGACCAGGTTCTCACGCATCCCACCGACGGAAAGGACAATTGCCTCACTGCCTGCCGGCGGGACGCTGGTATGCCCGTAGTTCTGGAAGCGCTCGACATCATCTGCGTCGTCGTCGTTCAGGATGCTGACCTGAAGGTTTTGCGTCTTCAGGCTGTCATTGATGACATTCACCACGGCCCGGGAGACCAGTAATTGCATACGGCGCTTTAAGCTATTGAAGGCTTTCATCAGTACCAAAGCCCCCCTGAACCACCCGAACCGCCTGCGCCGGTACTTTCCTTTTGTGCCGGTTCATCAAATCCGGCCGCCGGCATCAGGGTCAATTTTGTGGTGGTGCCGCCGTCATTGGTGAGCGACAGCTCCATCTGCACGATAAGGAGTTCACGCTCGGTATAACCTTCGTCAGGCACATCCAGCACCACCAGACGGTTAGGCATCCATAGCGCCTTATCACGGGTAAACCAGTCGACCACCTCAACCACTACCGGCTGACCGTGCGCCATTGCCCGGCGGCGTTCCCAGTCAGCACGGGAACGACTTTCATCTGAGTTTTGATTACTGTCGGCCACAATAACAGTCGGGCGATAACGGGTGATTTCTGTATCGGTCATGTCAACACGCACGCCGGTCGACTGGTGGGCGGTTTGTTCATCCCCCAGAGGCCGCCGGCCGTTGATGACCCCAGCACAATATAGTCGCTGAAGCGCTCAGACCAGGAGGCGCGCATATTGATGTACTTGATATTCTCACCAAAGCGCAGGACTTCCAGGCGTTCGGTGCCGGCCGTGGTAAACACCAGGTCACCGGCAGCATTACTGTTGACCATCACGCCACGGTGTCGGGCCGCTTTCGCCAGGTTCTCAAAGACGGTTTCCCCGGGCTCGACTTTCCATACCCGAAACGGCTTCGCGGCCGTCTGTGTCGTCACTGACCAGACAACACTCACACCAAAGGGCTGACACAGGTCACGGGCAATGGTTTCAAGGGGAGCATTGCGCCACTGACCGGACTTATACCGGGCGGCGCAATCCACCAGGTCACCGGTCTTGTCACGACCTTCAGCGACAATGGTGCGGGTCTCAGCGTCGATGGTTCTGTCCATGGTGTCAATGTAGCCGCTGATAACCACCTGGCTGTTAATCTCGACCCGGCAGGGTTGCCCCTCTTTCAGCGGGACATCCTTATCAGTGCGGGTACGTGTCAGGCCGAGACGAAACTGACCGCTCAGCTCTTCAATACTGCGGGTGACGCTTATCTCCGTCCAGCCGGTATATATCTTGTTACCGACATAAAGTTCTATCGTGTTACTTATCATCTATCACCTCTACCGGTTCACCACCACGCACGAACGTCGGGTGCCTTAGTGCGTTACGCTGTACAAAGCGGGATATTGAGGTACTGTCACCGGTCGCACGGTACAGAATAACCAGCGCCGGCTCGGTAATGTTAGGCGTAACCAGGCGCGCATCCGGTAACGCGGCGGCGGCCTTTTTCATTTGTTCCAGGAACGTCAGACGTAAACGCTGCAAACGTAAGATGGTGTTAAACCAGAATGCATCCGCAACGCGTACGTACTCGACAGCCAGCTCGTCGCCCAGTTCGTCAGCAATGCGCTCGCAGTCCTCCAGCGTCTCGACCAGTGGGTGGTCATTCGTGAGCAGTTCTTCACGCCCGGTATCCAGGATGACCACGTTGTCATCGATAACCACCGATACCACATCATCCTTACGGCCCCTGATAATGTCGCCGGCATCACTGACCGCACTCTGGGCTAGTTCGCTTAGTGCGGAGATAATCACCGCTGACCGGATAGATTCCTGCATTCTGGCCGCTGCCGGCCGCTCGCTTAACGGCATGTTTTCGACACTGACGATGATTGAACGCAATGCGCGCTGTGTGCTCGGTTTGGAGCCTTTCGACCCTGACGAGGTAAAGCCCTGAAACAGGTTCGTCAGGTTGCTGATAAGCTTTTTCGGCGACTTTATCAGGTTACCGATAGCGCCCTGCAACCCCTGAACAGTACCCAGCAACGAACCAAAACCGCCCAGGCTACTGAGCCCGGTGATAACGTTGGTGATGTTATTGACCACATTGGTCGCAAACGTGACCACCGCTTCAATATCGGCGGCAACGGCGTTGATGGTATCCCAGGCGTCGGCAACATCATTCGCGATGGCATCGAGCAGGCTGGCGTTCTGGTCAAGCAGTTCTGCTTCGCCATCAATCTCCGCCTCTGGCGACTCGTCCTTCTCGGCGATACTGAAGGTAAGTTGAAACATGGCGATGCGCTGTTCCTGCGTCGACAGGCGACAGTTCCAGGTTTCCACCTGCACATATAGCGAACCGTGGTAAGGATGCTCCAGGTCAGCCGGTTCAGGCTCACGCAGGGCGGCAATCAACGTTTCCTTTTGTTCCAGGTAATTATCACCAATCAGCACACAGAAAACAGAAAACTCGTCAGCCGTGGCCCCCATATTTTCCACCTTGCCGGTCTGACGGCCGGGGAACATATGCTTAACGATACGGTGACCGCCTGACTGGTTGCTGTCATCGATAACGTAAAACGGCACGCCACGAAACGACCCTTTACCGGTCGGTGGCTGAGCTGTGATTTTGTCCCATAAGGTGCTCCAGATACTCATTAATAGGCCCCCGTATAGGTATTGCCGGTATTCACCGAGATACCCACGCCGCTGGATTTGACCTGTGTTGAGGCAACAGTCGCACCGGGTGGTAACTCAACTTTGAGTTTGATTTCACCTTCAGGCGGCTTAGGGGGTACCGGCTGCTGGCCGTAAGGCATACCGAGCACCGTCGGGATATTGTCCTGTTGTTGCTGCTGGTAGGTGGTCACTGGTGGCGGCTCTTTGGGCTGCGATTCATTACCGACTATCGCGTCCCAGAACTCGCCCCAGGTCGGGGCCTCGCGAATGCGGTTAAACCGGTCCGACTCACCAAAAACAGCGACCAGGGCATCATCAACGATAGGGGTCACTTCGGAGGCAATTATCCCGGCAAGGCCGGCTTTCATGACCATGCCGCCGCCACCGCCAGCCACGAAACCACCACCGCTATTTTTCCCACCACCGCCACCCAGTCCGCCCACAGGCCAGTTAGTGACAAAAACAGGCTGAGCACCGAGCCCGCCATCACCGGCACCGCCAGCACCACCGGCGGGGTCGGTGCCGTTTCCGCCCTGACGGCCTTTCCACCAGTTACGGGCGGCTTTACCGCCACGGTAAAGCTTACGGATAGCCAGCGCACCACCGACACCAATGGCAATATTTTTCAGAATATCCGCGTAGCGTTGCAGTTCTTCAGGTGACAGGCCGTTGATGGCATCGGCAAAGTCCTGAATAGGTTTTGCCAGATTCAGATTCGCCCAGCGTTCGCCAGCATTGGTCAGCGACGTTAGCGCACCATTAAAGGTCTGTACGCTACGTGATGCCTTCTCATTCACCAGTCCGTCGGTTGTGATATCCGGGGCACGCAGTTGTTGCTGCTTGTCCTTGTCGTTAAACGACATAGCAAGCTCCAGCATGTCACCGCTAAACACCTGACTCAGGTTGCGCTCTTTGTATTTAGACCGGTCACCGATATCGAGCATCAGGTCACCAGGCGAAACAAACTCGCCTTTTGATTTATCCTTCCAGACCTTGACCCCGTTCCGCTCCAGTATCCGGCGTTTCTCTTTGTCCTTGAGTGCGTCGTGCATTTGCTGGAGGGCGGCGGACGTCTGGCCGCTGCTGCCGAACTCCGCATCACCCAGACGCTGCATGGCCAGTAACTGGTAAAGCTGCTCCGGCTTTTGCCAACTGGTGCCGTGGGTCAGGTTAATCAGGCCGTCCAGTTGTTCATTAAGGTTGCCGGTACCAATAGCGGACAGTGACGCGAAACCGTCATACACCTTGAGCATGGCGCTCGCGTCTTTAATGCCTTTATTCCACAGCGTACCGGTATACTTACCGGCCGTGGCGGCTTCCAGTCCGATACCTTTAATCGCGAGCGCAAGGTTATCCATGTTCTCAATCAGCGCGACCGGGTCATTGGTTTTCTCCAGAAACTGGTCAACGGCCGCCATCACATCCGCGTAAGGCAGTTTACGGTTGCTGGACGTCTGCCACATCAGGTCGTCGACTTCCTTCATCTGGTCGGCGGTCATGTTGTACCGGTTACCCAGATTGACCAGTTGCTGCTGTTGGTCGCCGACCCGTTTACTCATCATGACCAGGCCACCGCCGGCCACAAAGCCCATCAGTTTATTATCGAACTTATCCAGCAGATTATTCACCTGACCGGTCGCGCCCTGGAACAGACGCATTGAGCGTGAACCATCCGCACCCATGGCGCGAATGGAAGAACCAAACCGACGGGCCTGGTTAACCACATTACCGGTCAGGTCAACAATAAATCGGGCTCGGTTGTTGGTTGTCATCGTGATAATCCCAGCAGATTGTAGTACCGGATGAGCTGGGACAGCGGCAGGCTAAAGGCCCAGACCGGGCCTGCACTCAACCGACATCCCACGGTCAGGGCAACGCGTTCAATCCCCCGAACGCGTTGCAGGCTCTCGCCCCTGACTCTCAACCTCCTCACTTAAACGTAAGTCCTGAAGTTCCATAATGCTGTCGTTAAGCAGACCAAAATCACGTTGAGACAGCTTACCAAGTTCCGCCAGTGAGACCGGCCCCTGTAAGGGCCCGATACTGACCACCGCGCGACGCATCATTTCATAGGTCATTTGAGAGGGGCTACTGACCAGCTTCGCACCCTGGCGGGTTTCGACCACGCGCTCACTGGCGGTCTGTGCGCTCATCATGTCGCCGGCCGTCAGTTCGCGGATGACGACATCCTTATGGGTTACCTGGTTATCTTCCTTACCAACAACCAGGCCATCAATTAACGTAATATTCATCAGAGTTCCTGTGCTTCAATGCCGTTAAAGGTGGTGGAGATATCGCCTTCACCCGTCAGGGCGGATTCGCCGGTATTCCAGGCGCGGGCAATTAACCATTTTTTACCGATATCGGCTTCAAAAATAAGGGTGACTTCTTCCATCCCGTTCAGTTCTGCCATGGAAATGTCTTCATGGTTAGGAATGGTCGCGGTCACAATGGAGGGTGACGGCGTGCCTTTCCAGCCATAAACCCGGTGACCGGTAACCGGTGCGCGGGTCAGGCCGCCCAGGGTCAGGTTAGCCCCCGGGAGAGTGGGGTACTCACGGCCATTCACCCGAAGGAAGGCAGTTCCCTGATAACGTAACGTGGTCATTTAACCCCCTTATAAAACATACTGGATAGCATGGGCATAGATGCGGAACTGGTTCACCAGGTCTTCATTACTGCGCACATTGATTCGGTTACGGTCAGTGGTGGAGCGCTCCACAATCAGCGTTGATTTATACGCCTCAAAGTTCTCAACCAGACCGCGCTCTTCAAGCTCGGTAAATAACGCCAGTAACTCATCGGTAATGATGGCCGGCGTCACCATGGCCTGACCGGGGCCAAACCGCGTCCCGTTCTCCGCGAGCTTATGGCGCGGAAATTTTTGCGTAATGCGCGTACGGATGGCGTAGCGGATATAAGACAGGGTCGCGATGGTTTCCACGTCCAGATAGGACGGGTCCGGCGAGCCGTACTTATTCAGGCGGTACATGGTGATACAGCGTTCAATCTGCACATAGCCGCCGGCATCCACGGTGTAGGTGCTGATGCCGTCATACAGATGCAGGTTACGTTCATTGAGCGTCCAGCGCGCTGAGGTGACCGGCGGCTTCAGTCCCGGCAAGGTCAGTGTCTGAAGTGGGCGCGCCGGATCAATACTGAGCGAACCAACCGCCACCGCCGCCAGAACGGCCGCCCAGATATACGGTGGCTCAGGGGCGATATTAGTCCCCACGGTGGACAGCAGATAGTCATTGCGAGCGGTACCAAAGGTGGACGTCTGCGCATGGGTGCCACGGAACGCCTGAAAACAGGTGCTGTCAATCTGGCGCATACCGCCCCAACGACTGACAAACTCGGCCGCCAGTAAGTCCAGGTTGGCTGTATCGGTGAACGGGTTGACCACAAATTGCCACCAGGCTTCACCAAACGCGGCGATGGTTGGCGCTAAATCCGGGTTGCCGGTCGCCCCTGACATGGGGGTAATGTCACAACCGATGCCGGTCGGCAGCATTTCACCGGTGTAGTAATTCACCCGGACATCAATATCATTACCCGTCAGACCTGACCATCTGGCTGTTAAGGTGACCGTATCGCCGGAGGCTTGAGCAGTCACGGGCAGTTCGGTTAACAGGTTGATGGCGGCTGCCGTTTTTTGTGCCAGCACCGACGCGGCGTCGTCCACTTTCACATTAACGTACGCTTTGACGCCGGCAATCATCAGCGCCAACTGACCAGCCTGTGAACAGGTTCCGGTTAACTTGATAGTCCCTCCAGCCCTTGGGCCTTCCGGGTCATCATCCACCGCCAGACACCACAAATCGGTAAACGGGTTGGCATTTAAAAAAGCGATAGCCATGGTCGCCAGTTGCGAACCAAAACCGAACGCTTCGCCGGCTTCATCTTTTCGGGTGATGCGCACCACCTCACCGGCCGGCACACGACCTGAAGTAAAGCGCAACCCCAGCATCAGGGTGCGATAGAGCAATGCCGGCGTGCCGGTGATCGCACCGCTATTATCAATCTCGATATACGCCAAGGGAGCCCGGATAGTCTCCGTAATGGTGTTATAAGAAGTCATGCTTTAACCTCTTTGGCTTTGGTTTTAACCAGCTCAACGTCACCATCCATCAGGCGGCGCTGCCAGTAGCTGGTCTTGGGTTTCTTTTCGCCCTGGGATGCCAGCGGCGCGTTAGTTTCCGGGTCACGAACAACCCGCCCGGCCACAGGCCGGATGTGTAACTCACTCATGTTCTGTACCTGTGTAAAGGTGGGTGTTAAACGAATCCTGAATGGGGGCACCATCTGCCTGCGGCCACTGGTGGTAATAGGTCTCAAACTCCCCGATGTCACCTTCATCAATACGCGATGGCATTTGTTGAGGAATATCGAAGTAAAGACCACACACCACCGTACCGGTCTTGGCGGCCCCTTTACTGTAAAGGTTGGCTATCTGGGTAAAACTCGCCGCACCACAGGCGGCGGCTAACTGGCGACCTTCCAGCCAGGCAACCAGACGGTCATTGATGTCATAGGCACCGACACTGTCCTTGCGCTGACCTGACAGCGCGGAGGCGCTGGAGAACAGCCCCCAGGTACCCATAATGACGCCACGGCGTGGGTCACGGCGGCCACCAATCCAGGCAACGTACACCGCCGGACACACCGAGATAACAATCCGGATAGTCTCTTCCGTCCAAGCTCCATCCAGACGCTCAACCTTGCGCAGGGTGCCACCGAATGACGTGCGGATGCCGTCTATCAGTTCCTGCTCAATAGCGGCGGTACGAGGCATAACTATCATCAGATGTACCCCTTAGAGCGATTACGCGCCCAGACCGAGCCGGCGTTCTCCATCACCACCACGTCGCCAGACTCTGGTCGCTCTTCTTCCAGCCCTAATGCCAGACTGATATCACCGGTACTGACTTTCTCCAGATACCGCAGTGTGGTCTCATACTCTTTTTCTGCTTTCTCGGTCGCTGCGCCTTCTTCCAGGGCATAGCGAGCCAGTACGCAGGCATGACGAATGAGCGCGGACGGGATAGTCTGTAACGGGAGTTTGGCGCGCCCGTCGATATAACCGTCAATCGCGGAAGAGGCATCAACCAGTGCCGCCTCAACAATCTGGTCAACGGTTTGTAATGGTTGGCCCTCGTCATCCCGCTCGATTTTCTTCTGAGCAAGGTCCTCAAGAACCGTGCGACCATAACGGGTCACCATGTCACTGACGGACGCGTAAGCCATAATTACCCCTCAGTTGTCGGCGACAGGGTATCATGCGCCGCAATAGCCGCCTTGATATCCTCTGCGCTGACATCCACACCAATGACGTTGCGCCATTGTGTCAGGCGCGGTTCGCCTTTCTGGGTAAACCATTTGTCATGAGGCTCAATTTTTGACGCCATAATGGCCGAGATAAAATTATCCTGCGGATTGACCTGGCTGCCTTCAGTTGCTGCCAGTTCGGGCGGCATGGGTGTTTTCACCGTGCCATCAGTACCGTCAATGTTTACGCCATCAAATACAGGGTGAGCGTCCACGGCCCCCGGCGTCTGATGACCCGGCGCTGATTCAATGGCAATAACGGAGACCACCAGGCGCGGGTCGCCATCCAGTAAGTGCCACTGTTCGGCCGTAACCGGCGGCAGAATGTTCTCACCGCTTTTGAAGCTGAACCCCGCACGCCGATAACCGTCATGAGCCGTGTTAACCACCATGACGCCTGACATTTCAACCACATCAGACGGGTCATAAGTTTCTTGATTCTCTTGCATGGCATTGTGTTTCCTTTATGTGTCAGTAAACGGGGCGTAAACCCCGTTTAAATCAGGTTTAAAGAAGGGTTAACGTAACCACGGGCAGACGACGATCTCGACGGCCTTGTAGTTAATGTTGCTTTCGCCGCCGGCCTTGTTCTCGGCTTCGACGACACGTTTTGCCGCCGCACGGTTTTGTGGTCCCACAACGAGCAGATTCGGCATAATCCCCAGTGGGCGACCCTGTGAGGACTCAAACAGCATCATGGATTGAATGGCACTGTTCAGATTGTCCTCGTTCAGTTCGGCTTTGGAGGCGAACGCCTGCTGCCAGAAGCCATACCCGGCGGCGACGCGTGCATCCACGCCGTACAGGAATTCGTCCACCATAAAGACGCGGTCGGATGTACCCGGATCGGTTTTGGATTGCAGGCGGTAATCGCGGCGCTTCTGGAACAGTAACGGCTTAAGCGGTCGTGAAGTGTCCAGCAGGTACCACGCCGGGGCGGTGCCGTCCTGCATATTGGAGACCGTCGCTTCACCGACCGGGTGGTCAGTATCAAAAAAGTTCTGTTTGTCGTAACACAGTTGAGTAAAACCATCGGCCAATAGCTTAAAAGTCAGCTCATCCGGATGGGTGGCGGAGGCATAACCCATGTCTTCAAACTTCGGCATTAACACGCCATAGGTGTCGTCTTCGATGTATTCCGCCTTAATCCCTTCAGTGGCTTCATACTTGACGTTCTTGACGGTGTAGTCACTGACGGACATGGCTTTTACGTCACGTTCACCAATCCACTCCTTCAGGCGGGTAAACTCACCCAACCAGGAATAGTTCTCGGACCCTGAAGTCGAGTTAACGACGGTTGCAATACGCTCATACAACGGGGTATAGGTACCGCGTCCGGCGTTAAATGCCGTGTTAACGGCGGTATAGAGTGCCTGTGCGGCAGCAGGTGAAATTTCCATAATCGGGATTAACCTTTCATCAGGGCGATTTTATTGGCGAGGAAGTCCGCCTCACTCACGCCGGTGGCTTTGATAACCGCACGGTCTTCAGCAGACAGGGCGACGGTGTTGGTTTTCGATGGGGTCGGCAGCGTACTGGTCTGACGGGCGCCCAGGGCCACAATCGGGGTACGATGCAATAGGTTCGAGGACAATGCCGCCACGCCGCTTTTTTTCGCCAGCGCCAGCAGACCGGGCACTTCAGCTCGCATTACTTTTCCCTGTGCGCGAGCTTTGCGGATAATCTGCTCGGCCGTCAGTGCCGCATTACCCAGGGAAGCCGCCGCCAGTTTTCGGGCGAGTTTGTTGTACTCAGAACGCGGTACAGCAACCGCCAGATCAATACCGTGCAGCTCGGCTTCCGCGATGATGGCCTCGGCTTCCTTCAGGTCGGCGGCGGCGGCGTCCACGATGGTGGTGGCTTCATCCACAATCAGCTCGGGGTCAGTACCGGTATCAACCACGTCCTGAACCTGGACGGCAGCATCGGCGGCGGTTTTCAGTGCACCAATGGACTCGGCCGCTTTCGCGACCAGCTCCTTGAGCTGCTCCTCGGTGTACTCCGTTGTGTCATCGGCAGGGATTAGGCCCAGCGCGATAAGCAACAGCTTTAACATTTCATTCATGACGGGTTCGTCCTGTTGTGTTGGTGGGTTTAAAGAGTCATTCAGCGAGGCTGCCGCAAGCGCGACAAGCGGAGCCATACCAACCAGACCGGGGTCGTTGGTTAAGGCAAACATGCGTAAATAAAGGGGGTGACCACTGTCGGTATCGTAGGGAAAGACGGCGGACAGATAGCGCCATTCACCGGCATCAATGGCCGCCTGTGCGGCCGGCGTCCAGCGAGGATGAACATAAAGCCCGGATTCGCGCCACTGCATCTCAAGTTCAGGGTTATCCAGCCAGCCGGCAGCCTTTGCCAGCTCCGAGGTCTGCTCTGCGCTGACCTGGTGTTGCGGGTCCTGGTCTCGCAAAGTGGCGTGGTTATAGTCACACAGTACGGGCTGACCGATAGCCACAGTGGCGTCGATAAATTGCCCGGCAATATTGGAGTCGATATACCAGCAGCCGCTCGCGACATCATTCGGACGTCCATCACGGGCTTTAAATTCGCCGGCCGGCAGAAGCTGATACCAGCCATCACCGGATGACTGGAGCGCAGCGGTCAGAATGGCGACCGGGGGTAAAGGTGTTGAAATTCGTGTTTTCATGCCGCCAGAGTAGCGGCCGGGGTGTGACGATTGGGTTTGTAGCGTTTCACGCACATTTTGCGTGAAAAAAGAATGATGGGGTTAACGGGTACGATGATACCCCGTTCAAACCCCGTTTAAAACTCTCTGTAAGCGTTTAAAGATTTTTAGATGATAAATGACTCACCCCTGACCGTTAAGCGCGTTCTGGTGCATCTGGTTGATGATATCCACAATCCGGATAATACCTTCCGGTGGCAGCCCCATATAAGGCCGCGCTTTGACCGCTGCCGGTGCCGCCGGCATGGCAGGCGTGCCGCCCAGGTGCATCAGGGCACCATAGACTTTATTGGTACCAATGGCCGCGCTGACCGCATCAAAGTCAGGTGTCAGTGACATGGCAAGGCCGCCCTGGCTACGCTGTAGCATTTTGCCGTTCTTGCCTTTCTTCTCCAGACGTTCCCGGTAGGCTTCTGATAAGACCGGCCACGGCTGGCCGGTTGTCGGGTCCGCTTCTTTCTCGAAGGCGTCCTCTGACTCGCCGGCCAGTACCATTGATATCGCGCGGGTAATGGGACGTAAATCCTGCCCCAGACTGGTGAGCCCCTGGATACTGCAGTTAATCTCGTCATTGTCAAACTGATAGTCGATCCTCACTTACAGTCCCCCTTTAATCAGTTGATAGCGTCCGGTTGCTAATGCCTGGCGCAAATCAGACACGGACATTTTATAGGCCTCGACCATCGCATCCAGTGCGCCGGACTGAGGTGTCTGACCCGCTGTGCGAATCACGGTACTGACCTGACCATTACCCTGGCCGATATATAACAACTGCTGCTTTTGTGCATCCCACAGCACGGCCTGCGACCGGTTCAGTATCTGCGGTAAGAGCTGGTACTCTGTCAGGGTCAACTGTTTAACGCCCTTCAGGGCGTTAGCCTGGCGAATTTGCTGCTCGCTCACCCCCAATAGTCGGGCAACTGGCGCGCCGGTTCGGGCCTGAACGGCCTGGGCGACATCATCCGCCATAAATCCCAGTGGTTGCACACTGCGCCCCTGGCGGGTAGTCGTGAGTGCATCACCCACCCAACGGGAGAACGCCGCCTGACGAGCCGGTGCATTATTCAGCGACTGAATGACCTGCTGGCGAAGCTGCCTGTCCTGCATCTCCACGAGTTTACGGGCAATATTCGCATCTGAACCCATCGCCGCACTGCCGACGTTGCCCGACCATCCCGGGCCGGTTCGCATGGTCTGCTTGCCGTCGGTATAGGTGGTGACGTCTTTCTCGTAAATCTCCCCGGTGCGCTTATCCACGCCGGCCTCGACCGCATCGGTGGCAATCCGGCCGACACTGGACTCGACCTTCAGACCTTTCTGTTTCACTTCAGACGCGGTCAACGCACGAACGCGACAACGACACCCCCAGTCATTGGGTGGATACATCGTTTCCCAGATAGGGTCCGTATAGTGAAAGACCTTACCGTGCAGGGCGCGATGCGAGGTTCGGGTGTTATCGTCCAGAATAGCGATATATTGCCAGTAAGGATGCGTTTCCGTGCTGGCGAGCTGTTGCTGATAGCGTCCGGCCTGATAGGCCGTTGCCAGATTGGTACGAAAGATGGTACCCAGACGCGCCGGGCTACCCAGTTGCACCACTTCAGCACCGCCGGCACTGTCGACCACCACCTGTTTACCCCACCAACCCAACTCCTGAAGCTGAGGCGTCAGGGTCTTTTTAAACTCCTGTTCCGTAATACCCTGAGACAGCCCCCGGTCAACCTGCGCCCCGATGGTGGTCAGTACGTCCATGCGCACGCCTTTCGCCACGGTGAACGCTTGTGAGTGCGTCTGGAGACTGGTTTCCTGCCAGTTCCATGAGACGTCATACCCTCTGGAGCGGAAATAGTCGACGGCGAGCTTAGGCTCCAGCTTCATGGCATAGCCTAAATCAACCGCCTGACGCATTCAGCCGCCCCCAGGTCTCGGCGACAAACATCGCCCGGTGCAACATATCAGTAAGCTGTTCATCGTCCAGGTCACTGTAGAGTGCGGCGGCTTTTTCCTTAGCCGCCATCATGCCGCCGGTCTCCAGCGCCTCCAGTATCGGCTTGAGTATCGGGTCAATAGCCTGTTGCCACTCCACGCCCGATATCGCCCCGGGCATCGCTTTGACGGCATTTTGTGGACTGGATGCGCCGGCCGCCAGTGCCGCAAATCCGGCTGGCACCTGTGCCGACAGAAACGCCGGCGCGGCAGGCTGTGCCGGTGGTGTCAGCACAGTGTCGTTTTCATCCGCGACCGGGATTTGCAGCTTGTCATGGGCCCACTGCACGGGGATTTTCATCCCGATACCGGCGAGCAGTGGCAGGGCGGTTGAGTAAGCCGTCAGGTCTTCCGGCGTGCTCAGGTCAAACACAAAACGCGGCATCCGGCGCAGGCTGTTAAACGACCGGCCATTAAAGGCCATGATAGGCTGCACCAGGTCACGGGTGATGGTCGGGGCGAGTTGGAGCGCATCGCTTTCGCAGATATTACCGGCCATTCGTTCATGCACATTGCCCAGAGCATTAGTACTGGTGGCACCGTCCGCCTGACTGGTCAGCGTTCCGCCTAAGATTACCTTGGACATATTCAGGTCCCAGTAATTGACGAACGCCATAAACGGGTCTGATGAACCATCAATGACGGATTTCAGCTCTAAATCCATACCCCGGGGGAAGATACCGCCGGCATTATGGCCGATAGACATAATGGCGCGCAGGAGCTGGTTCTTTTCCTTCTCGGTACTGCCTGACGGATATTTACCGATGCGCACTGGCATGCCGTAAATCTCCAGAAACTCCGCCAGGTCACGAATGGAATAGTGTTTGAAGATGTAACACCAGACGATATTTCGCACTAAACCGGTACGGGCCAGATAGCCCGAGCGGGATTTTGCTACATGACGCACCCAGCCAAACGGCTGTAGCGCCTGTCCCTCATGACTGCCGTCGCGCAGGCGCAGTTCGTTACGGTTTTGTGGGTGGGTCTGGAACCAGGCTGCCTCCCGAAACTCAATCGCGCGGGGAAGAATCAGCCCCTCGACGTCTTCCCATTCGATTTCCTGACAGGAGAACCCCTTGAAGATGGCGTCAGTCGCATCAAACAGGCAGTCATTAAACCAGGTGGCATCCGTCAGGATTTCCGTCAGCATGTCCACGTCGTACTGTTCATCATCCGTCGGATTGACGGGAGGAACGATTTTCCACGGTAGCGACTGCACCGCCCGGCGACGCTTACCCAGTTCAGACTGTAGGTGCGTGTCTTTCTCTTCCATGTCTTCGGCCAGTTCACACTGCGCTATCAGTTCGCCGTTCTCGGCATCCTTTAGCAGTGCCGCCGCTTTTGCCGGAGTCAGACCAATAGAGGGGTGGGAACTCTGCTGTTGATGCAGGAAAGCCACCTTAGCCCCGTCAGTCTGCTGGTCATCGGAGAAGGTAAAACGACGCCCGAAGGCGTCAACGATATTTTTCAGGAATTTCATTACCAGCAACCTCGCTCGAATTCGTCATCGTCTGCGTCATCATCACCGATGGAGGACATCGGCGCGCCTTTGTTTGGAATAGGGATAAAGCCGCCGCTCTCGAACCCGTCCATATAACTGGCTCGTACCACCATGATGTAAGCGACTGCACTGTCACCGTAGCGCTGCTTGCCATCTGCGCCCTTATTACGGGATTTATCAATTTTGGGAATACCGCGAATATTTTGGATATGCCGCTGGTCGGTGATGATGTCTTCATCCAGGGGAATTTCGATATAACCGGACTCATACAGCGCCTTATACTTCGGTGACCATTCGCGATAAAAGTTATCAGTAATGTGGATGGCATCGACCAGGCCTTCGCCATAGCGCAACAATAATGCTTCACTCAGATAACCACCGTTACCGGTCTTATCCACGGCAATACCCACGATGCGGGGGGGTATTATCAATAATGAAAAAGAGGATTTGTCGCTGCTGATTATAGGGAACATCACGCAGCTCAACGGTCAGGCGCATAATCCGGCGCGTATCGTCTTCAATACTGCCGACACCGATATCTGACAGATCACCCGAACGGGCAAAGTCCTGCCCAACACTATGTCGTGTATCCGGATTGAGTTTCTTGAGTATCGGGAGTAACTGCTCGGTACAGAATGCCAGTGCGGTTTTGGTGCGTTCTTCTTCCGTCCAGGTCATATTACCGGCAGGCATGGTGAACCGGACGACAGGTAGCGTATTATTTGCGGCCCGGTCAATCAGAACGCGGGGGATATATGCTCCGCTACCGTGTTTCGGTACGCAGTAATATTCCTCCAGGGCATCCTCTTCTGACATGCAGCTTGCCAGTAAGTCCGCCTTCCATTCGTCTTCCACTTCCTGTGACCAGACGCGGCCCAGAACCTGACAAATGCGTTTATACAATCCCTCGGCGCAGGCATCATCAAGGGTAATGGTATGTATATTGCCTTTGCGGCGACCAGCTCGAATATCTTTAATAATACTGTTAAACGGGTGTTCATCGCTGTTATGCGTACTGATAACACGAACTTTAGCGCCCCACATGGTGAGAGCCATGGCGGCTTTGATGAGTTCAGCTAATGCGTCCTAGTGACCGCCTTCATCAATAATGATATTACCCTGCATTCCCCGGATGTTTTTAGGGTTAGAAGAGAGCGCAACGATTTTGAAACCGGATGCAAAGTAGATGACAAACGTCAGAATGTCTTTCTTCTCATCTTCGATAACGTCTTCGAGAGTTTCTTCGACAATTTCACTCGCGGCCAGGTCATACGCACGGGCCCACATAGCCGCCGCATCGATAAACTCGCGCGCCATGTCCTTGTTTGAACCGATATAAAAGGTATTACATCCGCCAGCCTCACGAGATGCCGAGCCGTTTAATGCCGCATCGGCTGCCTCCGCCCAGGTTAATCCTGTCCGGCGCGATTTCTCCGCAATCTTGAAGACAGAGTCATCCGCTATCCAGCGTTTTTGATAGTCGAGCAGCAGTTCATTTTCATCAAAAACACCACTTAAAACAGCATTAATAGACGCTGAGGTTGTTGATAGCTGGACATCTGACATCATTGTGCAATACCCAGTATTTGCCGTTTAATAGTGTTCACGGTCTCTTTTGATAACCCGGCCGACCTTGCGGCTTTGCCGGCAACATCAGCCGCTTCAGCCGCAAACGCTGCACGGATGTCTTTTTCGCGCTTATGGCTCACCATGGCGGCCTGCTCGATACGTTGAGAAAAGAGAGCTAACTGGTTAAGCTCTTTCGGGCTGACAGTATTAGGGGATTCGGTCAGCTTCAGGGTGGTGTCATAAGCCAGTGTCCTGACCAGTTCCTGCACCATCTTGCCAACATCTGATGTTGGCGCTTCTCCCAGTTTACTGACCCAGACTTCGGATATTTCCCGTGCCTGGCGGATGCGTGCGCCGACTTCTTCCATACGGGTGGCATAGCGATTAAGCCCGGTACGGCTGAGTTTCATGTCCTCGCCCAGGCCGTTCTGGTCAATCAACTCATTCACCGCCTCGCGGATATCTTCCTGCGTATGACGCTTGTCACGCAGCAAATGATGCAACTGATCGCGGATATCCTGAGGGAGCAGGTCAATTTTAGACGGGCGGCCCCGCGTTGGTTTCTCGCTCATCATGCAGGTCTCGGGCGTTTCACACCGGGAACGGTGACACGGCCTTCACATACATCCTGACCGCGGCCGGTCAGACTGGCGACCAGGCAACCGGCAATACTTGTCAGGCTCACCAGGCGGTTTTCATCCAGCCAGCTCAGGTGCGTTCTGACCTCGTCCCGGCTCACCGGGTGGCCGTACGAATCCAGACAGGTCTGGAGAATGGATTCATTCGCCTTGCCGCCACAGTCGGTAATCGAGCGCAACAGCACCAGACGGCGGTCAGCATCTAATAAATCACGGATAGACATTATTTCTTTTCCTTCAGCTCATTTTGTAATAACAGGTCACTCAGGGCGCGCAGGTTGCGCAGTTCCGGCAACGCAGCCTTGAGGTCTCCCCGCAGATTTGCCATATCCAGTTGCAGGGCGTGCAGCTCCTTTTGATTGGGTAGTGAAGACAGGGACTTCTCCAGCGCAGCCATGCGCGCCTTTAACGTCTCGACATCCTCACGTTTGGCATAGGTTCAGGACAGTAGCCCCAGAATGGAAAGCAGTACGGCGGTACCAATCGACCAAATCATCGACCAGTGCGCGGCAAGTAATTCAAACACGGTAGTGTCGTTCCTTTTTTTCGTGGTCAGACTGACACTCAAAACAACGTTGAGCATAGGCATTGACCTGTAAACGTGAGGGGGCGATCGCCTCGCCGCACTCCTGACAAATTCCGGTACTCAGGTGACGCACTCTGCCCTGGTGGCGCAAAAGTGCCTGCGTTCGTTGCTGTTCTTCCACCAGGCTCCCTTTGTCGGCAATATCACTCATTGTCCTGGCTCCGTTCTTCGTCCCACTGGCGTATCAGAATGAGCTGGTTTTCCAGCGTCATCGCCCACTGACCATAAGCATTCGCGTGTCTCAGTAACGTTTGATGGTCGCCCGATACCGGTGCGGCTGGTCGGGTGGGTAACATCGTCAGCGTTGCCGGAATACGGGGACAAATGACCGTTACCGGTGGCGGTGGAATAACCGAGGGCGGCGGTGTAGAGCCGCAACCCGTCAGGGCCAAGACCGGTATAAGCCTGACCATCGCGAGAAACCGCATGGGAAATACTCCGTTCACGTTGTTGTTTTAGTTGTTCCAGTTCACGCGCCTGTTGCTGGTTTTTAGCCTGGAGCTGTTCACTGAGATTATGGTATGCCTGCTGGCGACTGACCGCCGCCTTCAGAGCATCATTATGTTGTTCGGTGTTGGTGCGCTGCGCTTCACTGAAGTTCAGAGAAGCTGCAACAAGTGCCTTTTCGGCAGTGGCTATTTGAGGTTTAAGTCTGGCTTCTGTTATTACCACACCCATGGAAAACCCAAAGCCCAGTAGACCCAACACGATAAATAACTGACGCCCATAGGCGCGAAGGAAGTTAATCATGACCAGGTACCTCCCGTTCTTCCCGGGCACGCTTAATGGATGCCTGTTTTGATGCCTGATTTTGAGCGACCCAGGCGGTGAGGTAGCCGATAAACAGCCATTCATCCATCGTGCCATGCCAGGCACACCACAACAGTACCGATGTCGAAGCGATAAACGCCCCGGCCAGTGTGGTATCGGACAATGACAATCTGCCTGAAGGGGTCGCGATTAATTGCTTAAGCGTGTGAAACATGCGGCCCCCGGTGAGTTATGGCGGTATCACGGCACAGACGAATGTCCTGTGCATTGATACTGTGCCAACCCTGTTTAAATACGGCCTGGTAGGTGCCGTGATGGCTGAATAAAGGGACCGTTGAGGCATCCAGTCCGGACAGTTCCCGACTCAGTCGAGCCTCCCGCCCGGCTTCGTATACCTGACGGTAACGCGGGTGACGCAGTGCCGGCTGGCTTTTGAGTAACAGCCGCTCAGGAATGGCGCGGGGTATCATCCGACCACCTCTTCAACGGCCAACATCAGGCTGTCCAGGCGATTAAACCAGCCGCTGATAAACTTAGCCTGAGAGGGATTGTTGGCAACGATACGGGCGTAAGTACGGGAACGCTGAGTCAGAATACGCTGACAGATGAATCGTACGCTTACCATGGTGGTGTTAGCGGAAATCAGGGTTCGCTGTCCAATAATGCCGTCATCAGTGACACCCGGTGCACGCTGTAACTGCTGAATGGCCGTTGTTGAGCCGTGCTGGACGATACCGTCAAAGACCATCAGGGAAATACCCGGCGGTAACTGGTCACACTTGGCTTTTAGCCAGTAGTCACGGTAATAGATGTCTGTTGCCTGCTCTTCGGTCAGGGCGGCAATGTTCAGGTGAGGATAAGCTCGCTTTGAGATACCGTATTTAGTCTCGCCGCCACGGTCTGCGGGGTCATTAACATAACCGCCTTCAGCTCTGAGCAGGTAATCAAGGGCATGGATAAACGTAACGCTGTAAGGTTTCATAATGGCAACCGGTTAATAAGGGGTAGCTCATCATGACGTGCGAGGTAGGTGGTTTGGGTTTGTAACCCTTCACACAAAAAAGCCCTCAGAAAGAGGGCCCGGAGCACTATAAATCAGTTTGAATAATCTGGCTATGACTCTTTACCGAACAGCGTCAACTGATGACGGTTACGGTGCAGTACCATCTGGTCTTTGACTATCTGGTAAATACGGCTGTCAGTCAGGCTATAGCGCTTTGCCAGTGCGGATATATCCCCGTTGCCACGGGTATAGTCGTGGTAAAGCATATTATCACGAATGGCGGTTTTTAACCGGTCACCTACGGGAAGGTAGCAGGAACGGCCACCGTAATAATGCGCCAGCGTTGCCACCAGTTTACCGGCCTTAGACAGGGCTTTGTCTTCCGGTTCGCCCTGGCGTTTCAGCTCACAGCAAAACAGGTCAATCAATCCCGCCAGCATCTGCCCCCAGTATTTGCTGACTTCAGCCGGAGGGATGTTATCAAGCCGGTCGAGCAGTTCGCCCAGTTCTTGGTGGTCAGGCGCGAACAAGTCGAGGTTATCTTCTTTCATGATACGCCTCCGGTGGTATTGCTTCAGGGCCAATTTCATGAAAATAATTTACGCCGAATTGCGTCATCCCTCCGCAAAAGGTAAACCACCCCTGATAGTCAACCTTGACGATTTCCCATTCTGAATCCTGAGTTTCTTTAGCCCAGTAATAACGATAAGGTTGGTAATGAGCAGGGAACTTTTTATTACTCATCGCACAGCCCTCATAATGACGGAGTGACAGGTTACAATGCGCATAAATTGCTTACGGCACACCGGGCAACCGACTAGTGAGTCCCATGTCTCCGCCCGGTCAGTTGGCGCGGGGGTTTCAAAACGAAAGCCGCAGCAGGGGAAAGACGACGCCAGCATAAAGTCACCGCGAGCACGACAATTATTTAGATATTCATCAAGCTGGCGGATACGTTCATATACACCGGTAATCGCATCATACGAACGGACTTCGTCACCGTTCCTGTTGGTCGGTAACACAATGCGGCGGGTTTTTAATATCCCTTTAATCAGGCGCAGGTGCCAGGCTTTCAGCGCTTCCAGTACCTTATAAGCCAGATAAGAATTCAACCAGCCCACCTCCGCCACGCCGACACCATTCAACCGTTTGGTCTGGCGCATGACGTACGCATTCAGCGAGGACTCGTCAGGTCGGGTGACAAACCATTGCTCGTGCATGGTTAACCAGATGGCGCGGATTTTGGCGATTTCCGGCGCTTTGTTTTTTCCCTGGCTGTTCGGGCTAACGTGAGCGCCTTTCTTCTTGCTGAACTGGCGTTTAAATCCCGCATCCTGAAAGGACTGGTAAACGGTTTGCAGTTCACCGTGAGTCATGGCCGTACAGGATGTTTTACCAACGGCGGCCTGTAGCTTGGCGCGGTAGGTTTCATCATCCAGGCTTAACTTGCTTTTGGCGATGTGGATAAGGCGGATCAATTGTGGTTTAGTCATCATTTATCCCCTTCAATCAGCGTCCAGACAATGGTGTTCCTACCCTGATAAACTGATATCAGTAGCCCTCTGCGTTCCATATCCCGCATGTATTTTCTGATAACACGAGTGGGAATGCTGCACTGAGGCACCATATCCGCCATCCGTAAGGAGATTTGCCACGTTGCTGCCTGATAGCGTTCGCGATGGTCACGAGCACTTATTTTTATTGCCTTGATAATGTCACTGTCATTGAGTTGGTATGATTTAGTCATCACGGCCCCCTAAAATGAAGGTGCGAACAGGAAGCGCCACCAGAACGATAACGGCATACGGTTACATAACGCGTAAGACAGCTCCTGATTGCGGCGTGCCAGTTCCTGACGCTTCACCTTATCGCGAGCCTCGTCAGCATCCCGAGCCAGTAGCAAGGTTTCCAGCACGAAATAGTCGTTAAACTCAACATAAGAGCCGGTCGGGTTTTCGCGCATGAAAGCAATTTCGGCACTCATGTGGATGCTGCAATCCGGCGTATAGCGTTTGAGTACGGATTTTTTCATTTGATTTTTACCCCTCTGACTCCAGTCATCTGACTAAATACCCAGGGAGCAAAACGACCCAGACCAATACCCGTCCACTCTGATAATTCCCAAACCTGTAACCAGAACCATTGCCAGGCTTTTAAAAGATAACGATTCATACGCCACCTTCCTGACGACTCCAGCCGCGATCAAGCGCGGCCATGCAGAACTGCGCCCGGTGGTGGCAATACTCGATATTGATATCCAGCGCCGCTAATCCTTTAGCCTGTAGCCAGAGGGGAACAGCGTTGTCATAGTCTGCGGCTTTCTCTCGTTCGACAGCCTGTGCCGCTATATCAGGAAACAGACGCTCGACGGTTTTGGACAGAACAGAGACAGCGTTCTGATAGTCCTTTTCGGTGCGTGGCTTTTTGGCTTTTCGCTCACCTTCAGGTAGTAAACGGTAACTGCGGTTCTTGCCTTTCCAACCACGCCCGACAACATCATTATTGATGTTATGTCTTAACAACATACCAATCTGGTCAGTCGGAATACCGGTGTGCTGATACAGTTCATACGCTGTTAATTCGCCATAAACCTGTAGAGCCTGACGCAGGGTTTCAACCTTTGAAATGATTTCCATTATGATTTTCCCTCTGGTTTATAGCTGTCGATGTTCAGCAAAAAGCGCAGCGCCATCGCGCCGACCTGGATGGCTTCTTCGCGTAGGCGCTGATGACCATCAAAATAAAAATGAAAGTCGATAGCGGCCTGAGTTAACTCGCCGACCTCTTCATTAAGGATGGCTGATGCATGAATGGCATCGGTTGGCCACTGAGAATGAACAGTGACAGCGCGCTCAAGCTCAGCCTGAAGTAATAGTAAAAGATGTGATAGAGGTGAGTTAGTTGGTACCGAATGATTGACCGCACGGTGATTCCAGTTCTCAGTAGCTTGCTGTTTGGTTCTTCCTGATCTCGTGGTGTTACAAAAACCACAAGTCGCATAAGATCCATCTCCGAAAGCTGAAGTCCATAACACAATTTTGTTACGCCCACAGAAAGGACAAGGTAAGAGATTGGTATTCATAGCGGTATAATCTCCACGCTCATAGCATTACAGGTATCAGGTGTGAGTATCCTGAAGCTAACCATCTCCTCAAAAGATAATCCTCGTAACGGGCACTGTTCATCTAGCCAATCTGCCAGCAAGCCCTCAAGTTCTACTTGCTGATTGAGGCGAAGGTCACATTCAGTTTGAGCATCACCAACAACCAAATAATGAGACAGGCCCTCACGTATATGCTCGATAATATCGTCAGCATCAATAACAGCTCGATAACTCTGCCCGGATACGGGCTTACCCAAATAACAAAGCTCGTTCTGGTCTAACTGGTAAAGGGTAGCTGCACTCTCAATAGCAGCTTCAACCGGACAAGAAAGTAAAACCGGTAACCACTGTGCCTTGCTATATCCCTCACGTAGTAAGTACCAGTTTGTTGGTTCAGTTTGTTGGTTACCCAGTGAGTTAGTATTTCGAGATTTCATATTCAGTTTCCTTGTTTTAGGCGTAGCCGCGCCCCGGCGGATTTACGCCAAATAAAAATTAATGTGTGTTTAAATAACGTTTAAATCAGTGTTAAATCAAAATTCCGAATAATAAAGCGGTGTTCTGATTACGGGCCCGATAGTAAAAAATGGCCCTGGTGATTCCTGCTTAACAACCCCAACAGGAACCGCACGCAACGCATGGATTGAGACAAACCAAGGGTTACGGTTGATTTCCACCATGACCTGACCTTCACTACAATGATGTGCCAGTCCTGTAGTACGAACAATTTGCTGACCTGAAAAAGTGCGGAGATAAAATAATGACTGTTTCGGGTACTGCTGATTAAATTGCTGTGCGTTCATAATTAATGACACCCCTTACTTTTAGCTATCTCAATAAGCATCTTTTGCGCCACTGCACCCGTTGCCGGAATAACTTTCTCCAGCGTATCCAGATAGAGCTTTACGATATCTTTAAGCGCTTCGTGACCGGCCGCATCGATTTGATGATGGATCCCGTCCTTTCTGGGGATAACCCGGATAATAATCGCCATGATTTCTTTCTCTTTCACAATTAAACTCCTTCCAGGTCTTTAACAGCAGCACGGATATGGCGCTCAGATAAGGCTTCATCTGCGCCCTGGGCGATGATTGCAGCAAGATCGAGCGTGGTGGATACGGTTCGCAATGCGCCACTCTTGGCGGCCAGCTTATGGATCAACTCGCGTTCTTTGCGGCCGTTGAGTTGCCAGGCGTCCGCGATGGCGTCGACGTCGCCAGTGCGCACACCTTCAATCACTATCTTTTTAGAGATACGGGAGAACAATCGCGCATAGTCCACACTGCGGGAATTGCCGCCGGTGAGTTTGGAATACACTTTATGGTTACCGCACAAAGCCAGACCAATGCCGGTTTCTTCCTGAAGCAGGCGCAGTTCTTCGTAAACGTCATAATCAAGATGGTCAGATTCATCAACAATGAGCAGACCTTTCGTGCCGGTAATGCGACGGCGGATAGTCCGGCACAACGGGCCTGCACGGCGAGGTGCATCAGATAGCCCCAGCGCATCGGCAAACTCGCTCAAACATTCCACCAGTGACGATGTGGACGGCTTGATAGTAATGAGCCAGACATTCGGGTTACGTTCGGAGAACTCACGCAAGGCAACTGTTTTACCCACGCCAGGGTTACCGTAAATGATGGCGATACGCTGCGCTCCTTGTGCATAAACTAATGCACGCCAGATATCTGAGACGATTTTCGTTTCAATGAATCGGGGAGCAGTAACCACTGCCGCCACTGACTGACGGGCTGCGCGACTCTCCAGCCACTTCTCCAGCTTCAGGGCAACCTCAGCATTGTTGCCGGGATAGGTACCACGCAGGAACTGAGACAAGGCAGCCCCGGAGACTTCGCTTTCAATGGCAATAGTGGCGGAGGCTAGCTTTTCTTTTTCCTTGATTGCCATAACGGCAGCGCGGGTTTCTTCAATAGTATTCATCGTGTTTCTCCTGGTATTAAATCTGGTCGTCTAACTGTTTACGGTACAGGCGGTCTATACCTGCGCTGAATGCGCTATCGACATCAATATCGACGGGCTCTTCGACTGGTTGCTCTACCGCAACAACATTACCAATAGTGCGATAGATGTTATTGTTCAGGCGCTCCTCTTCCACAGGTGATAACAATGTCCGGTTACCTTCAGCCTCGGCCAGACGGATTTTTTCTTCAGCACGATTGCGCATACCTTTGATGCGCTGCTGGCGCTGATGGTATTCGGCAGTAACAGCAAAGGCGGCTTTCTTGTTGCCATCCCAAACAGCATCACAGATGTAGGTTCCATCCATGCGGCGAACGATGACGCGATTTGCATCATGGATGTCATAGCTGACCAGTACCTGATTACCGTGCTCATGGTTCAGGTCTAAGGAGTAATAGAAGTTATTGAACAGGCGGACTTCACAGCGGTTCACGGTACGTTCAATCTGTGGCATGAACATGTCGCGAAGCTCCACGTCTGATAGCCACTCAATTGCGGTCTTGTCCTGCTCCAGTTTGTAGCGGCGAAACTGCGCGGGGGTGAAGTGTTCACCGCTGTCCGTTTTCGGTAGTTCGCTGTGCGGCCGATTGTTGTACCACTCGATACCGGACTCAATCGCTGCAACCAGTTCGTCCCATGATGGCAACCCTTGCAGGGCACGCTTTTGTACGGGTGTTAACTCCCGGCCTTTGCGCTGTGCGTTTAAGGCAGAGGTCAGCGTCTTACCCATACGGCGCACCGTATTACGGTCAGCGCCGGTACCGTAATAGGTGGCGAACTGGCGGGAGATACGCATAGCTAAGGAACGGTTTAGACGTTCGATGATACCCCGGCCTTGTGGGTTCTCAGGAATACCCGTGCGGTGGTCAATGCCTAAGCGCGGCAGTATCCCGGTGATATCAGCATCAAAGGTATTGTTTGTTTCACCACCGCCGTTATCTGAGTAATAGATAAACGGTTTGCCTTCCTTCTTGATGCCATAACGAAGCGCATCAGCAACGGCAATCACGCTCTCTGATAGCGCCAGACTCCAGCCGGTAATGAAACGGCAAGAACCGTCCATGACGAAGGTCACCTCAGGGGTAAATGGGTTGCCATGGTCAGGGTGTGCAACCTTCATTTTCATTCCGTGTCCGTCACCAATCCAGACATAATTGACTGGTAAACTGTTCCAGTCACGGCGAACAAAACCTTCAATCTGGCGTGATTCACTGCCAGTAACCCGGCCTTGTTGCTTCACGACAGCGGGTAGTTTTTTCATCTGGTAGCAAATGGTATCGTAGGAAGGAATAGCCGCCATCATGTCCGGCTGGTCAGCGTAACAGGCGCACCATTCGGCCTTGAATGCCTCGTAAGCCTCGGTCATCAATATTCCGTTGGTATCCCTGAAGTGCGCCATGAAATCAGAGAACCATGGTATAGCTTCCAGTTTTACCGGTTGGCGCTTACCCGGAGCCAGTAAGACCAGACGTTCAGCAGGTGAAGACGCCTTGTTGAAGTCAGCAACACAACGCTTGAGGGTGATTTCACTGAGGGCGCGGGTCTTGCCTTTCTTGGCGTTGGCCTGAGCTGCGGCCTGTGCCAGGTGCGATGGTAAATCATTAGCCTGAGCCAGGCGGACAATCTCGCGGATAGCCTTGGCGCAACTGTAACCTGGTACCGCACCTAGACGCAGAACTTCAGAGACCAGAACGATACGGGCATCAGCGACGGCGCGCTGCGCTGTATTGAACTCAACCAGCTTTTGTTCCATCAGTGCCGGACACTGACGATAGAGGGCTATCTTGCCTTCGTCACGGCCTTTGGTGGCTGGCGATACTAAGGTCGGAACGGTGGCGGAGATATTCGGCTTAGTCATCATCTGCTGAACGAAACGAGCGCGGACTTGTTCCTGAGCAGCAATTGGCAAACAGTCGATATGATATTCAAAGGCTTTGGTACCTTCACGGCGACGGCGTAATCCAGTCACCCCTTTAGCGGCCTTATCCAGACGGCTACGGATATTGTGTTCCATTGCGGGAAAGCCCGGCAGCGTGGCGCACTCTTTTACTGTTAACCAAATGGACATCGTATCTCTCCCGTTACGCTGTCAGACGCTGTTCGGATGGGTAACGGCTAGGCCAGATTACATCAGGAGAAAGACCGATCTTTTCAGCAATGGCACTTTCATAACCAGGGCATGAACGATAAAACGCATTACGAATACTGTTCTCTTTTAATCCAAGTTCTTTTTCTATATCACGCAACTTAAGGCCCTTACGTTTAAGTGCTCGAATAATTGCGTCGCTGGGCCAATCTTGACCCAGATCGACAAACAGATCCGTCAAATCTTGTTTTGGCTGCGGCATTGTGTGATCCTCTTCTGTTTATCAAAACTGATAATCTAAAATGGTTATCAGATATACATAAAGGTAATCGCACAATAAACCGATTGCAAGCGGTTTATTCGCAACATTTAGCGATTCAATTAAAGGTTAATATATATCAGGTGGTTGTATGGAAAAAAACGTATATAAGGATAAAGACCGTAATCGGTTTATTCCCATGCCGGGAATAAACCGATTTGCCGAACGATTGAAGCTAGCTATGGGGAGCATGTCTAATGTTGAATTGGCGCGTCTAAGTGGCGTATCTGAATCAGCAATCCGTGGCTATTTAAAAGGAAAAAGTTTTCCGGCAATCGATAAGATACAAGCTATATCTATTGCTTGCTGTGCTCCGTTAGAATGGCTTATAACAGGTGATGATTTCGCACAATTAAGCGAAATGAGTACTACGCAATATGACGAAGGGCTGGCATTCATTATGAAGAACTTAACAAGCTCTCAGCGCCAATCTTTAATTAATGCAATTATAAGGTTTGGCATTGACGGTATTTTAAGCGCTTTAAATGAGCCAAGTGTTTCAGCCGAATTTGCTTCACTGTCGGAGGCTGAAAAAGAACAGGTTATGCGGCTCTTTGAGGAAGTGAAAAAAGGGGCACCTAAGGTTAGTGAGAAGGTAATACAGGGCAGCCTCACATCGAAAAAAAGAAAGGTTGGATAAAGACGTTGCACTCATGCATCATATGATATGAGGTCTTTTTGAATAGAACCTAAAAGTAAAAAATGTACGTTCTTTTGTAATAAAACAAAAAGAGGTCGCTACATTGCAAATGTGATTTTATATTAATGGGTTACAGGAAGAATGCGCCGCCTCAACAAAAGTACCTATATGTTCTTTTGTCAGTATAGTAAAAGGAAGTAATAGCGTTAGATAATTTCTTTTTAAACAAGTCTTAAACAGTATTTAAACCATTAACGTGTAGTATCAAATATTTTGCGAATCAAGTTGTTTTTTGAAAAGTGGTATCAAATAACCCTAATCGGGTAAGCTAATGATAATCCCGTTTATTCCCGCCTTATCCAAGTTATTCCCTAGTATCAAATGATTTCCTTCATGACACAGGCCTTCTATTCCGTTTCTAAGCGTTTTTAAAGATGCAGGTGATAACAACAATCTCTTTAGGAAAAATAACGCTGACAGAGCCATTCAGTTCACAGAAAGCTGATACCGGTTGCATATAGGCGTGGCTGGTAAATGGAAATATTGCAGGAACAATGAATTCTCACGATTTTCAGACATAAAAAAAGCGCCTTAGGCGCTTGTTCAATAATGGTGGGTCGTGCAGGATTACTCGGCCTCTGGCCTCGCCCTTCGGGCCGTTGCCGTTGGCAACGTTGTCTCACTACGTTCGACTCGAACCTTGGGTTCTTCATCCCTACGATTTTCAGTCATAAAAAAAGCGCCTTAGGCGCTCATTCAATAATGGTGGGTCGTGCAGGATTACTCGGCCTGTGGCCTCGCCCTTCGGGCCGTTGCCGTTGGCAACGTTGTCTCACTGCGTTCGACTCGAACCTTGGGTTCTTCATCCCCACGATTTTCAGTCATAAAAAAAGCGCCTTAGGCGCTCGTTCAATAATGGTGGGTCGTGCAGGATTACTCGGCCTCTGGCCTCGCCCTCCGGGCCGTTGCCGTTGGCAACGTTGTCTCACTGCGTTCGACTCGAACCTTGGGTTCTTCATCCCCACGATTTTCAGACATAAAAAAAGCGCCTTAGGCGCTTATTCAATAATGGTGGGTCGTGCAGGATTCGAACCTGCGACCAATTGA